GATAAATTATTTTGTGCATTATAAATTCCTACCCGGTTTAGGTTTTTATGGTTTTGGTTTAACGCACATGATTGGTGGTTTGTCCAAAGCATCAACTTCAATACTAAGACAATTGATAGATGCAGGTACACTAGCCAATTTACCTGCAGGGTTTAAAGCTAGAGGTGTTAGAGTCAGAGACGACGACACCCCATTGCAACCCGGCGAATTTAGAGACGTAGATGCTCCCGGTGGTTCTCTTAGAGACTCCCTTATCCCACTCCCATTCAAGGAGCCATCGGGGACTTTACTTTCCTTATTAGGATTGTTAGTTGATTCTGGTAAAAGGTTTGCGGCCATTGCCGATATGCAAGTTGGCGATGCCAACCAAGCCATGCCAGTCGGGACAACCATAGCTTTATTGGAAAAAGGCACCAAAGTTATGTCGGCCATACACAAAAGAATGCATTATGCTCAAAAAATTGAGTTTAAATTACTAGCCAAGATATTTGGTGAACAGTTACCAGAAATATACCCATACGAAGTAGCTGGTGCCGATAGAGCAGTCAAAAAGTCAGACTTTGATGACCGAGTGGACATTGTTCCAGTGTCAGACCCTAACATTTTTTCTATGTCGCAACGTATTATGTTGGCACAAGAAAGACTGCAATTGGTCAATAGCAATCCCAACGTCCATTCACAAGAAGGTATTTACGAAGCTTACCGAGATATGTATGCCTCTTTAGGTGTTGAGGACCCAGACCGTTATTTAAAACAACCAGAAGAACAAGTCCCAACCGACCCAGTAACAGAAAATGCCAACTTAATGATTAAAGGCATTGAACCAAAAGCATTTAAAGAACAAAATCACGATGCTCACATTCAAGTACACATGGCTTTTATGAGCACACCTTTGGTCCAACAAAATCCACAAGGTATGGGAATGTTACAAGCCCACATATTTGAGCACATGGTATTTAAAGCCGAACTAGAAATAGAAGCTCAACTAGCCAACCCAGAAATACAACAACAGTTGGCAGGATTGTCCGATGATGAATTTGCTTTACAGTACGATAATATGAAGGCTATGAACTTGGCTCAACAGATGGGGCAGTTTGCTCAATCATTACAACCACCTCAACAGCCTGACCCACTTGTACAACTAAGGCAACAAGAGTTAGAATTAAGAGCACAGGACATTCAACGTAAAGCTCAGAAAGACCAATTGGATGCACAAATCGACCAGCAAGAAAATCTGGACGATGCCCAGTTAGCTGAACAGCGACTACAACAGAATGCTGCAATCCAAGCTGAAAGGATTAGGCTTGCTCAAGAAAGGCTCGACCAAGCAGAGCGATTTAAATTATTTGATATACAAAGAGGTAAATAATGGCTAAAGATAAAGTGTCTAAAAAAATATCTTTATTACGCTCTGAGGGTAAACCTCAGAAACAAGCCGTTGCTATTGCTTTGGATATGCAAAGAAGAAAAAAATTAAACACAGGAGGAAATGTGGAAAATAAAAAATTCAAAAACGGCGTTGACATCAAAGGTCAAGGTATGGTCCCTTATGCTTCATCCGAAAAAATTAAGGTATCAGATAAACCAGAACCCGGTATGGGCAGTGGCGTAAGTCGAGCTAAAGGTATAGCAGAAAGAGGATTTAAGTTTAAAGGTATTTTTTAAGCTATGAACTACGAAGGCTACATTAATGCTGGTTTAACAGCTGAACAAGCTGAAGAACTTATGCGTATGGCAGAATTAGGTGCTTCTGCTGAAGAACTTGATAGAGTCTTCCAAAGATATCTTGCTTTCAATACTGGAACAGATACCAGTATTTTTACTGCTTCTTATTTAAGAGATTTATACCCGCAATTTACCGATGACCAAATAAATTCAATTTTAAACATGGTGTCTCAAGGAGCACCTTATGGAGCAGTTGAACAATACATCAATTCATTGGCTTTTGGCAATAACGAAGGCGGCGGCGGCACAGAAGGTGGCGGTGGCACTTCAGGTGGCACTTCAGGCGGAGGCACGGCAGTAGATTCAGACTTACAAGCCTTTTTACAATCATTTGTTGGTTCCTTTGCTGGCGGGATAACAGAAGAACAACAACAAAGAGCTGCAGAAATGCAGAAGTTTTATCAAGATTACTACAGAGCTTTAGCAGGCGAAGGAGTAACTGAAGTGTACAATCCAATGACTGGAGAAATGGTGCCAATAGAAGGCTCTGGTTTGTATGCTGAACAACAATACGGCACAGGCTTACCTTATTTTGGTTACCAAGCAGGTCCGGGAGGCTATGGGCAGGTTGGAGATATAGCAGGAATCGGGCAATTTTTTGCACCAACATTCACTGTTGACCCAACACAATTTTATGGGCAACAAACACCAGACCCAACTCCTCCTCCAGTACCAACACCAGCACCAACAATGCCGCCTATAACAGACCCGCCAGAGCCTATGCCAACACCTGAGCCTACACAAGCTCCAACTCCACCACCATACATTGAACCTACTCCAGAGCCAACTACTGCTCCTGAGCCAACCCCTGCACCTACACCTTCTCCCACACCGGGTCCTACACCTGAACCAGAGGGTTTTTATATGCCAGAGGGTGTAACTTATGCAGATTTAGATTTAGCAGACAGGCTACGTATAGCTAGAGATTTTGGCGGAGTATATTTTGATTTTGCAGGCAATCGTTATGAAATGAGTCCCGAAGATTACGATTACTACTTTAACTATGGGCAACCTATGCCAACTCCTGAACCTACTCCGGAACCAACACCAGCCCCAACACCAGCTCCTACACCTGCTCCAACTCCAGCACCTACGCCAGAGCCTACCCCGTTTCCTACAGCACCACCTCAACCACCTGAGGTAACTCCACCACCTATGTGTTTTGTGGCTGGTACCAAAGTTGATATGGCCGATGGCAGTCAGAAAAATATTGAAAACATCAAAGTTGGCGACAAGGTTAAAGCACAAGATAATCAAGAAGATGAAGTCTGTTATGTGCATGATATTCCAAAAGCACAAAGAAAATTATGGACCATTAACGATAGAATTACTGCTACCGAAGCCCACGCATTTTTAACAAAAGATGGGTGGAAGTCCAACAATCCAGAGCTATCACAACAAGGATACAAAGACTACGACATTGAGATTGGTAAATTAGAAGTTGGTGATAAGCTAATCACAGACGATGGCGTTGAAATAATTAGAAAGTTAGATGAATCAGAAGATTTGTTAAAAGTTTATAACTTTACTACAAACTCTACTCATACTTATTTAGTTGATGGCGTTGTTTCACACAACAAACTTCCTCCAATGCCACCACCACCACCGCCAACTCCAGAGCCAACCCCGGAGCCAACACCAGAACCAACACCAGAACCAACTTTGCCACCAGAACCTACACCGGCACCTACACTGCCGCCGTTGCCACCTATACCAGAACCAACACCATCACCAACATATCCACCTTATGGGCCTCCTGAAAAACAATTGCCAGACCCATTTGATACATCAATAATGCCACCTATGCCAGCACAACCGGGCCCTACAGAACCAAAAGGACCGGGAGACATGGGTCCAATGGGCGGAGCTATGGGGCCAATGGGAGCCACTCCTGCCACGGCACCTGCCCCTCAAGAACCATTGTACGATGTGCAATTAACTCCCGAGCAAGAGGAAATACTTAAAGCTCAAATCAGAGCCCAACTAAACCAACAGTTTCCAACTTTATCTGGCTTACAAGGAGCAGCTGCGGGCTTAGGACAATTCTTTAAAAGATAAATAATTTAAGCAAACTTGACATTACTTTAAATCATCATATATGATTGCCTGTAATGGATGGTTTATACATCGCAAAGAAAGTTTTGAAAGAGATTAGAGAAGCAAGAACAAGCATCTCTGAAACCCTAATGTCGGGAGGCATTAAAGATATGGCTCATTATCAGTTCTTAGTAGGAGAAAATACAGGTCTTTCTTCTATAGAACGCTTTATAAAAGACCTGCTTAGGAGAAATGATGAGCGATACGAAGACGACTTCGAAAATTGACGATGCTTATGTCGATTCTAGTGATTTAGTATTAGACCCGAGCAAACTCGATAAATCCCTTATAGAACGTTTACCAAATCCATCTGGATGGCGGCTATTAATATTGCCTTATCGTGGCAAAGGCCAGACCGAAGGTGGCATTCAATTGGTAAAGGAAACCATAGATAGAGAAGGTGCAGCAACTGTGACAGGATATGTCTTGAAAGTTGGACCTCTTGCATATAAAGACGACAAGTTTGATAAACCTTGGTGTAAGGAAGGCGACTGGATTATATTTGGTCGATATTCCGGACTAAGATTTAGGCTTGAAGACGATGCCGAATGCAGAATAATTAATGATGACGATGTTATTGGAACCATCGGACATCCAGACGACATTAAAACTTTATAGGAGAAAAAATGAGTGAAGAAGCAAAAGCTGTTGTTGTTGAAGAAGAACAAGTTGAAGAGCAACAAGAAGAGCAATTAGAAGCAGATGATTCTAGCGATGATTCTGATGAAGACCGATTACAGAAACACGATTCAGGCGTTCAAAAAAGAATAAATGAATTGACAAGGAAATGGCGTGAAGAAGAAAGAGCAAGAGTATCTGCTTATAACTACGCCCAACAACTTAAGAAAGAAAACGATGACCTTAAAAATAAATACAACAGTTTAGATACAGGCTATCAAAAAGAATACGAAGCTAGAATTACATCGCAATTTAACGATGCTAAGACTTTGTATAAGTCAGCCCATGAATCAGGCGATGTTGATAAAATGGTTGAGGCTCAAAGTTTAATTTCACAACTGTCTATTGAAAAAGAAAGGTTAAGATTGGCTAAACAACAAGCCGAATCAGCAGCCGCAGCACCAGCTGCAGCACCAAGCAATCAACCAATTCCACAAAACTACCAACAGCCAAGAACTGTACAGCCTGATGAAAAGGCTTTACAATGGGCTGAGAAGAACAAATGGTTTGGTGAAGACAGAGTAATGACCAACGGAGCCAAAGCCATACATGAAGATTTGGTGAATGAAGGATTTGACCCAAAATCCGATGAATATTACACTGAAATAGACAAGAGGTTGAAAGAAAATTTCCCTCAAAAGTTCACTAAGCAACGGGCATCCCAGACTGTTGCAGGTGCTAGTAGAATTTCAACTGGGGCTAAAGGTAAAGAAGTGCGATTGTCACCTTCCGAGGTAGCAATGGCAAAAAAGTTAAACGTACCGCTTGAAGAGTACGCAAAATTTGTTAAGAGGTAAAAAAATGGCTGAAAGAGATAACAATGGAAGATTCGTCAGCAACAGAACACCACGTTCTGCGGAAACTAGAGATACCAAAGCTAGGAAAAAAGTTTGGGCTCCTGCATCATCGTTGGATACACCAACTCCTCCAGATGGCATTAAGTACAGATGGATAAGAGCTGAATATCTAGGCAATGAAGATAGGAAAAACGTCTCAATGAAATTTAGGGAAGGCTGGGAGCTTGTGCGACCAGAAGAAGTTCCAAATTTTGAGATGCCGATAATGGAGGATGGAAAACACTCAGGATACATTGGTGTCGGTGGATTAATGCTTTGTAAAATAGATGAAGATTTAATCAGCCAAAGAAATAAGTATTATCAGAATAAAACTGAATTACAGATGGAAGCGGTTGACAATAATCTAATGAAAGAAGCACATCCAAGTATGCCAATCTCGAAACCCGAAAGGCAATCGAGAGTTTCCTTCGGTGGTAGACCATCTAAAGATTAATTGTTTGATTTATAGGAGACTTAAATGGCAAACTCAGATAATCCATCAGGTTTTAGACTTGTTGGGTCACTAGGGTCAGGCGTACAGAATCACGGTCAATCCGAATATGCTGTAGCATCTGACAATAGTAATAATATATTTATGGGCGACCCTGTTAAGATGTTAAGCTCTGGAAAAATTGACGTTGCAACTGCCTCAAGCGACAAAGTTTTAGGTATTTTCAACGGATGTTTCTTTACAGATGCCGTCTCAGGAAAACCCACTTATTCGAAATTAAAGTCATCGTCCAACGTGGCGAGTGACATTGTGGCTTCTGTCATAGATGACAAAAGTGCTTTGTATGAAGTTCAATCATCATCAGCATTGGGTCAAACCAATGTTGGTAATACGGTTGTTATTGCTTATACCTCAGGTGATACCTCAATAGGTATTTCCAAAGCAGAAGTTGATTCTGCTGGTACATCAGCTCTTGGTCAGTTTAAAGTCGTAAGATTTTCACAAGACCCAGAAAATGAAAAAGGTGCAGTAAACACTAAGGTGATTGTTTCTCTAAACCAATCATTCTACAATGACGGCTCTGCCGGCGTATAAGGAGGATAATTAAATGGCTATTTCAAGAAGTCAATTAGTAAAAGAGCTAGAACCCGGTTTGAATGCTCTCTTCGGTCTTGAGTACAACAGGTACGAAAAAGAACACGAAGAAATCTATGAGCAAGAGTCATCCGATAGAGCTTTTGAAGAAGAAGTAATGTTAACAGGCTTTGGTAATGCCCCTGTGAAATCAGAGGGTGCTGGGGTATCATTTGATAATGCTGCAGAAGCATATACATCAAGATACAACCACGAAACCATAGCTTTAGCGTTTGCTTTAACTGAAGAAGCTGTTGAAGATAACTTGTATGATAGATTAGGTGCTAGATACACCAAAGCATTAGCAAGGTCTATGGCTCATACAAAACAAATTAAGTCAGCATCTGTACTAAACAATGCGTTTAGTTCAAGTGTTACTTATGGTGATGGAAAAGAGCTTTGTGCTACAGACCACCCATTAGCATTTGGCGGTTCTTTTAGAAATGAACCTTCAACACCTGCTGATTTAAATGAAACATCTTTAGAAAACGCTTTAATTGATATTTCTCAGTATGAAGATGAAAGAGGTTTGGTATTAGCTATCCAAGGTAGCAAATTGATTGTTCCACCAGAACTTCAGTTTGTTGCTGAAAGATTGATGAAATCAGAATTAAGAGTTAGCACATCTGATAACGATATTAACGCTATCAGAAGTTCAGGAATGTTACCTGATGGTTATGTAATTAACCACTTCCTAACAGACCCTGATGCTTTCTTCATTAAGACTGATGCACCAAACGGTTTCAAATACTTCGAAAGAACACCTCTCCAAACTTCAATGGAAGGCGATTTCGATACTGGAAACGTTAGATTTAAAGCTAGAGAAAGATATTCATTTGGGGTTTCTGACCCAAGATGTGTATTCGGTTCTCCGGGTGCAGCATAAAACATCTTTTGTTTGTTTTGAGGGAGACTTCGGTCTCCCTTTTTTTTTATTAAAAAATCCCTATAATTAAATTGTTGATGCTCAGGTGAGGTCAACACTAACTTGTAAGTTGCTTTAAGGAGGACTTATGTATAATTTAAATCCGTTACTAACACGTCAGGTGTTAGGTTTTGAAAAACTATTTGACCGACTAGAAAGACTTTCTAAAGAGTCTCAACCTAGTTACCCCCCGTATAATATTCGCAAAGATGGCGATAAGATTTATGTCGAATTGGCTGTAGCAGGCCTGTCAAAAGACGACATAAATATTGAATTGGTCGAAGGCACTCTAAACATTTCCCATGAGAGCAAAGTTTCCGATAAGGAATATATGCATCGTGGTATTGCTGAAAGAGACTTTAGATTGCAGTTCACTTTAGCTGAATACATTGAAGTTAAAGGGGCTAAATTGGAAAATGGTTTACTAATTATTGATTTGGAAAAAGTGATTCCAGAAGATAAAAAACCAAAAGCTATTAAAATCAAATAGTGCGGAGAGGCTTTATGCCTCTCTTTTTTTCAGTTATACTTAAATTTCTAGGTATTAATCAACCCTCTGTCGACTGACCTAGCAGACAAGCCAAGACGACAGTATTAAGGAGGCAAATATGGCAAACTCAACTTTTTCAGGTCCAGTAAGGTCCGAAAATGGTTTTAAATCCGTTAGTAAAAACAGCTCAACTGGTGCTGTAACTGAAATTATTACATATGGTGAGGCTCCAGTAGCATTAGCCGATGGTAATGTATCTTTAACAAACGCTGTTCACAGTGGTCGTGTATTAATCGTACCAGATGGTGGTCAAGACAATACTTATTCATTGCCTAGCCCAGTAGCTGGTTCAAGCTTTCAATTTGTTTATGGTGGTTTAGCTGCAGATGCAACTGATTTTATTATAGACTCAGGTTCAGATACCAATTATTTTATTGGTAACGTAGCTTTTAATGATACCGATGATGGAGCAGCTTCTGTAGTTTTTTCAGATGGCAACTCAAACAGTAAATTACAAGTAAACGTTCCCGGTTCTGCAGTAATTAATGTAGTAGCTAAAGATAGCACTAACTGGTATGTATGGGGTTCCGTAACAGGAGCAACAGCTCCAGCATTTGCTGACCAGTAATAGGAGGATAAATGGCAGACGTAGTAACATCACAAACCATTCAAGACGGTGAAAGACTTGCTGTTTTGAAATTTACCAATATTAGTGATGGAACAGGAGAAAGTGCCGTTAAGAAAGTTGACGTTTCAGCTTTAGCAGCAGATGTTAAAGGACAAGCTTGTTCAAGTGTTGCCATCAATAGAATTTGGTGGCAATGCGTAGGTATGGGCGTAGAGCTTGAATTTGATGCCACAGCCAATGTTTTAGCCATTGGTTTATCACCAGATTCAAATGGTTATCACGACTATTCTAGCTTTACGGGTATTCCTAATAATGCAGGTTCAGGAAAAACTGGAGACATAGACTTTTCTACTATTGGAGCTAGTTCAGGAGATACTTATACGGTAATTCTTGAATTAGTGAAGAAGTATGGCTAATCGTGCTGAAATCTCCTCGATTTCACGAGTAGGAACTTCTGAACCCTTTGAGCTTCAAGTCTCAAGGGGTCAGATTTCTTATCACGAACCCGTACACAAATTTGGTTTTAATTCTGCTGTAGATACCACTTTAGCAACCGTATGGCTTCAAGGTGGTTTATATTCATATTTAAGTTCAGCTTCAACTCTTTATATATCTAGCTCTTCTGCTAATGATACAGCAGCAGGTACTGGTGCAAGAACTGTAACAGTATCTGGTTTAGATAATAATTTTGATGAAAAAACAGAAACTGTAAGTTTAGATGGTCAAACAGGTGTTGAATTAAATGGCAGCACTTGGTTTAGAGTTAATAGAATTATAGTTAATACTGCTGGGACTGGCGGTGGTAATGCTGGT